GATGTGCTGGATGTTTACACTGGTGAAGGTTGGTATTCCAAAGGCAATGGGTTATATGCAGGAATGAGGAATTGCCCATGATATTCAAGATTGCATGGCTTTACTTGGTTAGAGAGTTCTACATTGCACAAGTTGTTTTGGTTGATATATGTATTATGTTCATAGAAGGATTACTTGATGAAAGCGACACTTGAATTCAATTTACCAGAAGATCAACACGACCATGCATATGCATTGGCTGGGCTTGATGCATTGCTTGTGATTGGCGACTTGGAGAACGAGATTAGAAGCAAGTTGAGGTATGACAGTGGTGAGTTTAGGGAGTTTTGGGTTGAGGAACATGCAGACGATGGGACTGTGACTAAAAAGCTGGTTAAGGGATGTGACGATACACTTGAGAAGGTATGGCAAGTTTTGCTTGAGTATAAGAGGGAACGCAATCTTCCAGAACTTGTGTGATTGGAGGAAGCGTAAATAGAGTTATTGCCCTTGCTGAAGAGATTAGGGCAGAGGCAGACAAGGACGAAGATGTTGGGATTGTCTATGCTGCGAAGCATATCATTCTAAATGCTGCAGTTGTGAAGGGAAAGGTCGAATTGGATATACCAAAATCGAAGGAAATAGTGAAAAACTATGTCCAGACCTTGTTGGATGCAGATCAGTTTGAAGCAGCAGCAACTATCCTTTGGGGGCCAAGTGTCTATGATTGGAGGCCAATGTCCAGCCAGAACACATGGAGGTGCTTGTTTGAGCATGACAAGTTGCTCATACAGGGTGCTGGAGCGATGGGAAAAACATTCGGTGCAGCAGCATGGTTCTTGTTGGATTGGATGCGTGACCCTCACTATACCTGTATTAAGGTTGTATCATTGACTGCTGAACACGCTCAACGAAATGTATTTGCAGCGATTAAGAAGTTTTACACGACTGCATTGGTAAGACCAGAATTTGAAGGAAGCGAGACACTTGTAAAAAGCATACAGGCAAATAACGATTCCAAGAATGGCATCCACCTTGTAGCTGTTCCGAAGGGCGATAGTGGGACTGGAACATTGCGTGGATTCCACCCAAGCCCAAGAAGTGGTAAACCGCATCCTAAATGGGGAAGGATGTCTCGCACTCATGTTGTGCTGGACGAAGCAGAGGAAGTTCCTGCTGGGGTGTGGGAGGGATTGCAGAACATATTGTCTGCTGCCGATACGGAAGGGGCCAAGGGCAGGATTAAGATATTTGGGGCAAGCAACCCAAAGGATAGGACAAGCGAATTTGGCAAGCGTTGTGAGCCTACTTCTGGCTGGGGTTCTGTTGACTGCGAGGAGGACTTTGAGTGGAAGAGCAGGGATGCTTGGCATGTATTGAGGCTGGATGCTGCAAGGTGCGAGAATGTCATACAGAAAAAGATTGTGTTCCCCGGCTTGCAGACGCACGAGGGCTATCAGGCGTATGAAGCCAAGGGCAGGACTGCCGAATATTTTACCATGGCTCGCGGATGGTTCCCCCAAGAAGGCGTATCGATGGCAATCATTACCCCTGCGATGATGGACAATGCCATGGGAGTTACCCGCTTTGTTGGGCCTGTAGTGCCACTGTGTGCGTTCGACTTGGCTTTGGAGGGGAATGACCAAGTAGTGTGTTCCTACGGCAGATTTGGGCTTTCTGACGGCTATACGCCAATGAGTGGCAGGTTTGTTGAATACAAGAAGCCCAAGGTTGTCTTGCAACTTGACTCACAGATGACTTTCCCAAAGGCAGCGACATTGGAGCAGTCGGCAAACATTGTCAGATTCTGTAAGCAAATGCGTATCGCTCCAAATTGGGTTTGTGTGGATCGAACTGGGAATGGTGCTGGAATCCACGATTCGCTAAAGACTGTCTGGGGTGATGTGTTGGGGGTGAATTACTCAACTGCTGCAACTGACACGCATATCCTTGGCGACGATTCATTGCCAGCATCACAACTTTATTCTGGAGTTGTTACGGAATTGATATTTGGTCTGGCAAAGTATCTTGAGTTTGAATACTTGAAAATCTCGCCGGGATTCCGAAGCGAGGAACTTGTCAGGCAAGCAACTGCGAGGCGATACAAGCAAAAGGGACAAGGACTGGTTCGCGTGGAAAGCAAGGGCGACTACTGCAAGCGCACAAGGCAACATTCCCCAGACGCATTGGATTCTCTATCATTATTAGTGTTTTTGCTCCGTCAACGGGGAGGCGCAATTGCCACCATGAACGATGCCAAGCCTGCATTGCCAGAGCGAACAAAAGCCTTGCAAGGAATCGAAAAGATGGAATATGTAGATTTTTCTGAATAAAATGCCTAAACCAATTGAAGGACTGATACCGCCCGGAGGACACCACTACATGGAAAGTGATTTTAGAATCACTGGCAGTAGTTATAAAAACCTGCTTGATAATGTAACAAGTTATCGTGCAGAAAACCACATTCCAGTTGGCGATGTTGAAGGAGATGTAACCAATTATATTTGTGGCAACTGGCCTCATTTCTGCCATGGCGTGGACATGGTTGTTGTAACGAGTGTTTCATCGCAGACTGCATCTGGAGACTTGATGCAGGACATTGGAACTTGGGCAAGGAACATATTGCATTCAAACAAGAGAATTAATTTGGTCAGTGACGAGTTGGCAGAAGAGAGGGCGAAGATTTGCCGCCAATGTCCAAACAATGTGAATTGGCGAGGGGGATGTTCTTCATGTATTGCAGCAACAGATCGCATTTGTGCCAGCATTCGCAACGCAAGAGATACAAAATCATCTGCAGTTTTGGGTGGATGCAGGATGTTGAGGCATGACAACAGGACGGCAATTTTCTTTGACAAGGAAACATTGTCTGCGTCAAATGATTTGCCAGATTTTTGCTGGTTGAATACTAAATAATTATGGCAGATGTTTTGAAACCACTACCCGCCCTTGTTACCGATACTTACGCTAACAAGGCTCCTCGTATTACAGACAACCAGAGTAAGCCGAGGCAACTGAATCTTGATGTTGTTGATCCGTCACCGACAAGCAATGGTGATACTGTTGATCCCAAGACACTGCAAGTTAGGCGCACATTCAAGGATGCTGCACAAGCGCACTCTGCATATCGCAGATTAAAGCAGCAGAATGTTGAGCGTAATCGCAAGAATCAACTCATTCAAAAGAAGCTAAACAACGAGCCTCCATATAGCGCAAAAAAACTCGAAAGCATGGGGCAAAACTGGAGGAGCAATCGTCCTACTGGTTTCTTGTCCACGATGATTAGCAGAATCCAGCCCCCGTTCAAACAAGTCATTGAGCAGGCTCCTACGCTTACATACACAAAGTTCCCAATTGAAAGCGTGGATGCTGAACACAAGACCAAGGTTTTTCGTGAAGAGATTACGAAGTGCATCCGTGGATGGAGTGGTCACGATGACATTGTTGCACAAGTTGTGCATGAGAACACGACATTTGGATACTGTGGACTCTGCTGGGATGACCTTCGTGACTGGAAGCCAGACTTCCTTCGTCAAGACTACACATTCTTTAGCATTGAGACTCCTCAAGAAACTGAAGCAACGCCGATTTGGGCAAGGAAGCGCCGATACCAAATTGCAGAACTTTTGCCAATTCTTGAAGACGCAAGAATGTCTGCAATGGCAGGGTGGAACATCAAGAACCTCATTAAAGCGATCAATAATGCAATTCCTGCTGGAAGAACACTTGATGCTGATGATGACGCGAGGCGTTATGAAGATTGGATTCGTGAGGGAAGTTATGGAGCAAGCTATGAAAACGATGCCAAGTATGTAGAGCTTGGAGAGCTTTTGGTGCGAGAACCAAATGGGAAGATAAGCCGTTTTCTTTTTGATGATAAAAGTGGCGACGAGATTTGCACACAAATTGATCGATACAACAGGATGAGCGAGTGCTTGGCGCTGTTCAGCGTTGAGATTGGAAGTGGAAACCTGATGAGTTCTCGTGGTGCTGGACGCGACCTTTACAATACCCATGTTGCAGTCGAGAAGGCGCGCAACCTAGTTGTGGACAATTCCTATCTCTCTGGAATGTTGCTTCTGAAGAAAGGCCCAAATGCCAAGGCTGGGGCAGCGCCACTTACTGTCCATCACCCTGTTGCTTATATCGCAGAGGGATATGATGTCATTCCTCAAAACATGCCAGCAAATGTTGATGACTTTATCACGCTTGATCGCTTTATTTCTGGTCTTGCTGAAATCCAGATTGGAACATTTCTCCCAAGCTCTGCTTTGGGAATGCGTGACCAAAAGGTGACTGCATCAGAGATCAATCGTGTTGCTGCGATTGAGAACCAAATCCGCGAAGGAATCCTTATGCGGTTTTCAAAGCAATACAGCAGGGCAGTTGAAAGAATGCAGCGAGGAATCTGTCACCCAGAGCATATCAGGGCTGCTGCAGAACTAAAGACCAAGCTGGACATCGCAAGACAGATGGTTCCCAATGCTGTATGGGCTAGGGCTGATGTTGTTGATGCATTTGATCGCAGCGTTATGGAACTTCCCTCATTCCTTGTTCCATTCCAAATTCCAAACCACTTGGACGAGGACGCGATTGCGTGTGTGTTGAATATGCTGGAGAGGAATGTTCCCCCCTCTGACATTCTTCTTATGGCATATAGCCCAGCAGAAGAATTGTTGCCAGACACGCAAGCCCAGAACGAGCAGATTCTGGACATGATGATTCAACGATACATGGGTAACCCGAATGTCAATCAAGACGAATTGCTCAAACTAGATTGGAGCAGGAAGCTTGGGGAGAGCATTGCGAATGCAGTCATCCTGCCTAAAGAACAAGTCGAGTCTCTTGCGATTGAGGCCACACGCCAACAGATTATTGAGCTTCAGAGCATCATTGCTGGTCAAGAGGTTCCTGTTTCCCCACGCGACAACGACATTGTGCATTTGGGTGTCATGTCCCAAAAGCTGATGCCGCTCATAGAAAACGCTCCTGCAGGTTCGTTGCCTCCAGAGATGGTGCAACCCTTGAACAAGGCTTTGGAGCATTTTATGGGGCATATCATGCAAGCGCAGGCAAAAGGAATGGACTCAAAACAAATCAACGAGTTTCGCTCTTCAGCAGAAAAAGCATTCCAGCATCTGACAGCAGGGCAGAATATTCCAATGCACCCAGATTTGCAGCCAGCAGCCTCGCCACCTGCTCTTGGGGGAAGAATGTCTGGTCGAGTCAGTCTTGGTCAATCGCGTGAAGCTGGAAAGGCAGCAGAGGAAATCCCAACACAATTTGGAATGGTTAATGATGTTGCAAATCCTCCCAAGCCTCCAACAGCTGGATAAAACATTTGCATAACAAACAAAAACAAATATAAATAAAAAATATGGGTGGACAAAATGAAGCGATGAAGACCAAACGCTATTACCAGCAACAAATGGGTGCTGGAAGCGCAGAGAAGAAGATGACCCCAGAAGAGCAACTGGCCTACTCTCAGCTTGAAGGTCAAGGCATGAGTGGTTCTCCAGACGAATCTGCATCAGCTTATTTTGAAAGTCTCAAGTCTTTTGGAAGGCAATTCATCCAAGACAAAAGCCCCAACTCTTATGGGCGGCAGGTATCCCCTGCACCTACTATTGATAAAAATAAATAACAAATGAATTGGACGAGTGAAGACTCTGCCAAGTTTCGAGACTACTCACAAAAGAGTGGGTTCAAGCTAAAGGCATATTTGCAGTCGCGTATTCCTACATGCGATGGAAAAACGATTGAAGAAGTCGCATTGCAGGCTAAATACAAAGAAGGATTTGAGAGGGTTCTAAAAGAAATTGATGATATTATTTCTTTCAAAACAAATGAAGACGATGCTTCAAATGGCAACTTTACAACAATGTAATTATGGCAAGAACTAGACAACAGGGACTCTGGGCAAATATTCACGCAAAGCGTAAACGCATTGAGGCAGGGAGTGGAGAACGCATGAGGAAGCCGGGCAGCAAGGGCGCACCAACTGCAAAAGCATTCAGGAAGTCTGCTAAAACTTCTAAAAAATAATTATGGCTACAATTAAAAAGAGGTTCACAAAAATTGTTACCAACAAGGCAACTGGTCGCACTCGCACAGTCAAATATGGTCAGGCAGGGAAGGCGAAAGATGGAAAAGATCGCATTCGCCCCGGCAGCCCCAAAGGTGACGCGTATTGCAGTAGAAGTTTGGGAATTAAAAAGCGGTTGCCTAAAAGCAAACAAAACGACCCCAATACCCCCAATAATCTTTCTCGCAAAAAATGGAAATGCAAGGGCGCAAAGTCCATGAGAAAAAAATAAGATAAAAGTTTTTATCTAACCAACCAACCAACCAAAATAAATATGACAGACACAGACGAAAACATTGTCGAGTCCGATGTTACTGGATTCGGGAACCCCTCACTTGATTCAGATAAAATCGATGATTCTACTGATTCAGCAATAGACAACCTGCTTGATGAGGTCATTAAGAAACAAGAAGGAGAAGCAAATGAAGACAGCAATACAACAAATAGCACAAGCAATACAGACGATCTACTACAGGATCATGTGGAACCTCTTGTGGAAACACAAGGTAAGGAGGCAGCTGGCGAGGGTCAAGTTGATACTCAACCCGCAGAGCCAACAGAACCAGAAAAGCCAAGGCTTGAAATTGACCCAGAAATTGCGGCCATCGAACAACCGCGCAATCTATCGGAAAAAAACCAAAGCAACTGGCGCAAGCTCCAAGAAACAGCAAGCACCTACAAAAAGCAGGCTGAAGAAGCAGAACAGCTTCGGCAAAAAATCTCGCAGCTTGAGCAAGGCCCAGCACAAGTCCCGCAAGACTACGAAGAACTAAAGAAGTTCCGTCAGATTTTTGACATCAAGAATGACCCAGAGTTCAAGTCCAAATACTCCCAGCCGATGGAGAGCGCGAAGAATAATGTATATGGCATCCTTCGCAAGCATGGCGCTTCTGAAGAGGTCATCACAAGCATTGAGAAGGCTGGTGGGCCAGACAAGATCAACGACGAGTTCTGGAAGAACCCTGCATTCAGCAACCTTCCTTTCACCGATGCAGAAAAGCTGAAGAGAAACCTCGTTGATGTTGCTGATATTCGTGACAAGCAAGAAGCAGAAATTCAATACGCTGCCGAAAACGCAGAGCAAATCCTTCAAGAGCGCGAGCAACAAAAGGGTCAATGGTATGAAAAAACTGTTCAAGAAATTGACCATAGCATTGATGAGCTTACAAAAGACTTGCCGTGGGCAAGGTTTGCAGAGGTTCCTCAGAATGCGTCACCAGAGCAAATCCAGCAAATTGAGGCGCACAATTCTCGCGTTTCAGAGCTTGCCACGAAGTTTGAGGCCGCGCTTTGGCCTACAACGCCCAAGGATCGCACGAACATAGCTGCTGCTGCAGTCTTCAGTCATGTGCTTTCTGATCAACTACGGACTGAACAAACGCAAAAGAACGCGCTTCTGGAACAGGTCAAGAAGTTGACTGCTGAAAACAATGCTTTGAAATCATCAGGCAAGATGCCAAGGCAATCTATCTCAAATCAAGCTGCAAATAAGCCTTCTAGTGTTAATGATCGCATCAAAATGAATGCATCTGACGCAATTGATCTTGGTCTTGATGAAGCTTTGGGGGGGTAGGTATCTTTAAATGATACATTGCCCTTGTAGCTCAATGGATAGAGTATCTGTCTTCTAAACAGATGGTTGTTGGTTCGATTCCATCCAAGGGCGTTGAAATATATAAAAGCTACTACTAATATCAATAAGTTTAGTATAAATTATCAATATGCAACCTAAAGTATCTCCAGACGAGAAGATTACAATGAATGCACTTGACTCTGCTGATCCATTTGCAAGGAATGGAAGGTTGAGCCAGCCATTGAATCAAGGTGTTCCTAAGACTCCCAAGCGTGACTTTTCGCATTACGACGAACCAGTTGAAACAAAAAATCCAGAAATTCCTAAAACAAATATTACAGAGGAGCCAAAAATGCAAAAACGAGGAAGAAAAGCAAAACAAGAAACAAGTGTTGAGCAAAAGTTTACAAATCCAATCATTGAATCACGAAGTGGAGAAGGATTGCCGTCCTATCGTTGCGAGTTTGCTGGCAGGGACATTTTTGTGGGATTCCCGTGCTACAAGACAACCAATCCTGTTACAGCATTTGCCTTAATTGCGATGGCGCTTGACTTTGGAAAGGACAAGATTCGCTTTGATATGTCGATTGGCGATGCCATGATCTATCATTCCCGCAACAAGATTGCACAAAAGTTCCTTGAGACTGATGCAAAGTGGCTTTTGATGATTGATGATGACATTATTCCTTGTATTGGTCGACCTAACTGGATGAGGTCAACTGTTTCAAATGCCAGAACACTTCCAGATGCACCTCTTCAGCGTCATGTATTGCAGCGACTTATTGGAGCAAACAAGACATTGATTGGTGGTGCATATTTTGGTCGCCAAAAAGATGCTCCCTTAATGTGTTCTGACAGATCACTTGAGCCAAAAGCTCGTGCATACCAAGATGAGGTAGCACCTGTTGATTGGGTTGCCACTGGATGTATGCTTGTTCATCGAAAAGTATTCCAAGACATTGAAGAAAAGTTCCCAGAGCTAAAATCGCCAATCGCGAATGGCGAATTTGACTTCTTTCATCCGATCAACTCTGTTACTGGAGAGGATGTGTCGTTTTGTAAACGAGCTAAAGAAGCAGGACATCAACCTCATATTGATCTTGGACTTCCAGTCTTCCATGTTGGATACGCCTGTTACTGATTATGAAAAATATATACTCTTTTTACACTAGCATTCAACTTGCAGACCAGAACGAAGAGTTTGCTTGTGCAAACTGGTGGAAAACATCATGGGAAAAACTTGGTTGGAAGGCAGTAATGCTCAATCGATCCCATGCTCAAGGATCGCACCTATACAATAAACTTGCCTCAAAGGTGATGAATGCCTCTGGAAGCCTGTCTCCAGAGCGTAGGAATCAGTTGGACTGGCTTATTGCGCGATTTACACGCTGGTGTGCGCTTCATGCAGCAGGAGGTGGATGGATGAGCGATTACGATGCATTCAATCTTGGGTTTACACCAGAAAAGTCAGATGAGGTTGAACAAAAAAAATCTTTATATGTGTGTGGCGAACCTGCATACTTGTTTTATGCAACTCGTGATATGTGTTCTGCTGCAATTATGAAGTTTATCAATCAAGACATCTTTGATTTGTCAGAAAAATGTATGCTTAATTCTGAAGATAAGGATTTGTCTCAGAAAGTGGTGAAACATTGCCTGCCTACTGAAAAAAAGAAGCGTTCTGAAGTAATGCAATCGTTGGCATGAATAGTCCGTTTGTAAAAAAACTGACCTTTTTGCATACTGGTCATATTGGAGACATTATTGCGTTCCTTCCAATATATTACGGGATGGGGGGATCGCATTTGGTCATAAAAGACGGGGACAGTTGGATGGCCCCCATGAAGGGGTTCAAATATAATTCCTTAAAGCCATTACTTGAGAATCAAGGAATCAGCGTTTCCTTTAATGATTTCAATGTTGTTGATTATGACATGACACATTGGAGGGAATGCTACGAGCATCACATTAGCTTGATGGATTCCCAAGCAAGGTATGTAAATTTTGTTCCAAAGAAAACTGGTCATGTCAAAATCACAGAACCTTGGTTAAAAGTTGATCAAGACAGCAACACACTTGGCAAAATTGTGTTCAATAGATCGCCAAGGTATCACAATCCAGCATTCAACTGGAAAAGGATACATGGCGCTTATCACAAAAATGCTGTATTTATTGGAACTGAATACGAATATGCTGACTTTTGCAGGGATGTAGGTGAGGTTGAGTATTATCCAACAGCAGACTGTCTTGCTGTAGCCAGAGCAATTAGTGCATGCTCATTGTTTGTTGGAAATCAATCATCAGCATGCTGGATTGCCATGGGATTGATGAAGCCGCTTATTCAAGAGGTTTATCCTCCATCACCAAACAGCATAATTAAATACAATGGTGCAATTTACGGATTTGATGATAAAATTAAATTGCTTAATCTTTGATGAAAGTTGTTATTGTCAAAGCTGAAAGGCAGTCAGAAACTGTTAAAAATCTTGTTGCATATATTGAACAACTTGATGGAACAAAAGTTGTAATTATAGATGCGATAGAAGAAACAACGCAATACCCAGATAGAAACAATTTTGCATTCCACCAAGCTGCGAATCAAATGGCAGGAGAACCATTTTTTTGGTTGGAGCCTGATTCGATTCCAATAAAAAAAGATTGGTTACATTCAATAAAAAAAGAATACTTGTCATCTGGAAAGCAATTTATGCTTTCATCTGATCAGAATCGTCCACATGATCTTATTGGAGGAATTGGCGTATATGGGCCAAGAACAAAAGAAATTATTCCAAAGCACATTGATGGGGGTCATGGGTGGGATGGCTGGATGATTCGCTCAATACCCAATCTGATTCACAGAACGCCACTTATTCAACACAGCTATGGATTTTATGATGATTCTGGAAACGCAATCCCACACAGGTTCCCAAGAGATGCTGAAATGATTAGGAAAGATTCTGTTATCTTCCACAGGGACAAATATCAAGATTTGATCAACACACAAAAAGCTAAATAGATAAAATGTGATTATATTTTGTAGCGAAAATTACTACATACAAAGAATAAAATATGAAAGAATCAAGCAAAGCAATGGAGCGTAGGTTTAACTCAGAAAAACGACTGCTCTTTTCAAAGATATTCCAAGGTGAAGGAATCGACATTGGAGCAGGAGACGATCTAATCAATATCCCCAATGTTCGTAGATTCGACATGGAGGATGGAGACGCAAACCACCTTGATCAATACTTCCCAGCAGAATCATTCGACTATATTCACGCATCGCAGTGTTTGGAGCATATGCACGATCCCAAGGCTGCATTGAACTCTTGGCTGAAGGTTCTACGCAAAGGAGGATATGCAGTTATTTCGATCCCATCTTGGGAACTTTACGAAGGAATGATTTGGCCTAGCAGATTCAACCCAGACCACAAGTCAACTTGGTCACTTTGGCAAGATGGATCGCCAGCGCCCATTCATGTAAAACTTCCAGAGTGGACTGGAAACTTTAATTGTGATTTAATCTACTGCGACCTGATTGACACAAACTATAATTACAAGATTGGAACTTCAGTCGATCAGACATATCCATACGAAAATCGTGTTGAGGCATTCATTGAATTTGTTCTACAGAAGAGATGAACCCTACACTTGGTTGGTGTAGCGTTCTAATATAATGCTTCCTTGATGGTGGAATCGGAGCATAGCAGTTCCTATCCCAGAAACTGCTAAAACATACACTTCCTCGCGTGGAGCCAATCGTATGCATTTTTGAACCACTCGCCCAGAGGTCGTCCTTAACCGAGGCTTACTTTAGTTTACACCTTTCGGTGAGAGCCAGCTTGGTTCGCAGTCTTCTCCATTTCTGAAGAAGCGTATTAAGTTGGTAGTCTGTTAACCCTCCCAACTCCTCTCCTTCACACGGGAGTCCTTTTCAGGTTTGTTCCGTAGTCAGGGATAGAACCTGCCGTGCTACGCTCATCTTATTGCGAGATGCCTTTTGCTGCCCTATTGGACTCACACAAAAGAAAAACCCGCCTTGATAGTAGCCATATCAAGACGGGAATTTCTGTTGGGGAAATTTGTCTTATGAATCTGGCTACGATTCAAGAAAGATGCAAGCACAATAGTAAATTTTTATTCCGTGTCAAAATATTTTTTACAAAAAATCATTTGACGAACTATTGAGAATTGCTTACTGGTTGCGCTATCGGCGGCGAGCTATCCGTTAATTAGCGACTCCGTGGTAGTTTAAGAAACCACATATACAGGCCGCACAACAAGCCCAGCGTGCCGGGGCGAACAAACAAGAATCAAAGCAGGACATCAATTTCGTGACATCACGAAAATGTTATTCCAGCAACTTGAATGTCGCCCAAAGTTTTCTAAACGGAGGGTCGGTTCAAGCAGAACAAAACCCAAACAACAAAAACCAAAATAGAAAACTAAAATTATGGCTAACGATTGTATCCCCTTGGCAGCAGTGCAAAACTTCGCCTCCAAGGATGTAAACCGAATCATCGGACAAATCGGACGAGTTCTCGCCCGCAAGTCCCCTTATGTTAACTCCATCGATGGTGGAACCCTTCCGAATGTTTCGGATGTTGTCCGCTCTGTCGTTGAGGAAATGGCAGTTCCTGCTGCTTCCCTCGCTGCTCCTACCTTCGTGAATGACACCACCCTCTGCGGCATTGGTGCTACTCCCGATCAGGTTGGTTCGACTGAGTATCAGTTCCAACTCCAGACGCTTCGTGGTGCTGGCCCTCGTGTTTGCGTCAAGCAAGCCCGCACTGCCTTCAAAGGAAGCTACCTCCAAGCCCAAGTTTCGCTCGAAAAGACGATTCTTCAGCTTATCAACGCCGACATCCGTTATCAGTATCTGATTCAGTCTGGCATCAAGTATGTTGTCAATAGCACCCAGACTTTCTCGCAAAGCCTTACTGGTGATATGCAGCAGATTAACACCCAGTTTGCAGCGTTCCTTCCTGATGCGCCGCTTAACTTCAAGACCCTCTATCGCATTGGAACCTTCCTCCGCGAAGAGATGCTTGCAGAGCCTTTCGCGTCCAAGGATGGCGAGTTCTTCCAAGTTCTCGCTTCTGCCGATCAGATTGAGGCACTTCGCAATGATGCCGATGTCAAAGAAGACTTGCTCTATTTGACTGCTGGCAGCTTCAAGCTTGGTGAAGAGTCCATCTCTGGCTATCAGTTCATGGGTTATCGTGGTTTTGCCTTCGGCATCGATCAACAGCCGCTTCGTGCGACTGGGTTTGATGGTTCTGGCAACCTCGTTCTCGTCAACCCCATCGTTTCGACTGCTGTTACGAATGGTTTCGCCCAGCGCCGTAACCCTGCTTGGGTGAGTGCGCCGTATGAAGTGGCTTTCGTCATCGCTGGCGAGGCGTTCAAGCGTCTCATCCCTGAGCAGTATGTTGGTGAGGGAACCTTCAAGTTCGCTCCCCAGCTTGCTATGGGTGAGTTGGAGTGGACTTACTTCCGCGACAACGATTGTAACCTGTATGGTGACTTTGGTCAGCACATCTACCAAATCTCTCGTGCGATTCAGCCGATTCGCCCGCAGAATGTGTGCGCCATCGTCTACAAGCGTTGCCCGTTTGATGGCATTCCTCTCGCCTGTTCGACCTCTGCGACTGGTCTGTAATAGGTAGGTTGGTATCGGTGGGGGTAGTTTAATCTGCCCCCACCTCATCAGCTTACATTTTTATCATGTCGCCTAAAGTTATTTGGAAAACTGGCCCACAATCATGCGCCCCTTGTAATCCCTATCAGTTGCCGGGGCAGCAATACGATTGCAATTATCCCAATATTGGAGCCACGGGAGCCACAGGCCCATCTGGTGGGCCAACTGGTGCTACTGGATTAACTGGCTCTACTGGTTCTACTGGCTCTACTGGTGCAACCGGATTAATTGGAGCAACTGGAGCAGGAGCAACTGGTGCAACCGGATTAATTGGAAGCACTGGGGCAACTGGTTTGGGGGCAACGGGGGCAACTGGAGCAGCTGGCGCAACCGGCCCTCAAGTTTCTGATGGAGACAAAGGAGACATAACTGTATCTGGGTCTGGAAATATTTGGACTATTGATACAGGAGCAGTTACTTCTGACAAAATTGCAAATGGAACGATTGTAAATGAAGACATAAGCGCAACCGCAGCAATTGCCGGAACTAAAGTAAATCCTGCATTTGGCCCACAGAACATTACAACAACTGGAACAGCTAGTGATTATAGGGCCATTCAAATAACCAATACATCTGGCGTGCAAGTTCAACTTGCTGCTAATGCCAATACATCTGGCGATCTTAGGACTACTACAAATCATCCGTTTACATTTCTTACTGACAACACTGAACGCATGCGTATTGAGGCCAGCGGAAATGTTGTTATTGGGAGTGCCGCTGATGCTGGCAATACATTGCGCTATTTGGATGTAGCAAATACAAATACAGGATCAAGCGCGGGTGCTATATTAAGGCTAATTTCATCAAACGCTACTGGATCTGGCACTATTGCGGCAGATATTGTTAAATATAAAACTGGTCAACTTTTAATAAGCAATGGAGAATCAGATCCAGCAGCATATATATCATTTAATGTTGGCCCAACAGAGGGACTCCGAATTAATTCTAATGGGAATGTTGGAATAGGAGCGGTTTCTCCATCCAGCAAACTTGAAGTTGTAGGCGACCTTACTTTGGGTGGCACCACGACTGCCACTTCAGCAACAGCGGGAACCAATGGAAATGTTCCAGCGCAAGTTGTTGGATACTTGGTTGTAAAAATAAATGGAACCTCAAGAAAGATCCCATACTACGCCACATAATGAAAACGCTTATTGAGTCTACTGATACTTCAGCAACATACGAGTTCTCTCATCTGACGGCAACCAGAGTCGTTAAATTTGAAAAACCGAAAGATTCTGAAATCACTCCAGATTTTGAAGCAATCTCAGAAGAAGAATACTCAAGATGGTTAGAATGGCTTGGTAAGTAAAAATTAATTTTCATTAGACAGAAAAATCACAAATCATTATAAAAAAAATATGAGCATTCCTTCAATTCTCGACACAGCAAAATTCCGCCACCTTGTTTTGGAGGGAGCAAATGATATTGCAACAGCGGTTTCCAACCTTCAAGGTTTTCAAGTTCCAGAATACGATGAACTCGCGTTGACATATTATGGAAGCACTAATAATGTCGCTACTGTGGTGTATAAGAAAACTGGTGCGACTGTTGCAACATTGACGCTGACTTACTCTGTTCAGCCTCCTACAACCGATGACGAAAATCTCGTCAATGTAACTATCTCCTAATATGGGACTCAAATTTAATCCGTTTACTGGTAAGCTTGATATAACTGGAGCAGGGGGAGGATCGCCAACTGGGCCTGCTGGTGGAGACTTGACTGGGACATATCCGAACCCTACAGTCGATGGACTTCAAGGCAGACCAGTAAGCAATGCAGTTCCGGTCAATGGTCAGGTTCTCCAGTATGATGGAACGAATTGGGTTCCCGGCAGCATCCCATCTGGTGGCTCTGGTGGTGGTGGAGTTGTTTATTACCTCAACTTCAACACAGCGGCAGATGCGCCTTTAACAAACATCCCGCAAACTCCTAACGCAACCAAGGAACTTGGAATCGTTGGGGACACAGTTGCCACTAGCTACCTCTCCCCCATCCTTTCTACAGCGAGCTATGACTTCCTCGCCTCGTTTGTAACTGATCTGAATGTCCCTTCTGCCACAGCAATCCCTGCTGGAATCTGGGACTTCAATATTTTTGTCGAAAGCACTACGACTAACTCTGCAAACCAAGTCTATTTCAAGATTGAGATTCGTAAATACGATGGCGTCAATGCCCCAGTTTTACTCGCTACCTCGAACGACACATACATCTACGATCCAACAGAAATTACACAACAAGTTGTATCAGTAGTCATGCCGCAGACTACGATTCTCGCAACTGACCGAATCGTTGTTTACTTGTATGGTCGGGCGCAGCAGAATAACAATCGACTTACATTCCATTTTGGAGGTCAATACCCATCGCACACCCATAGCACCATGCCATCTGTTACAGGCACTGGCGTGGTCAAGGTTGTTAATGGAGTATTCCAAAGTCCAGCTACGACAATCGTAAACTCTGATGTCTCGGCCTCCGCAGCGATTGATGTCAGCAAGCTGGCAATGTCCACCAACCGCATCCTTGGTCGCACTACGGCTGGAACTGGTGCTGTTGAGGAGATTACAGTTGGAACTGGACTCTCGCTTTCTGCTGGCACTCTTACTAACACAGGAATCGGCGGATCAGTCGGCGCTGTGGATAATGCAGTCCTCCGCGCAGATGTTGGAACTGGAGTAGTTCAGAACTCATCTATCATCATTGATGATGAGACTACATCCACTCAGAACAATGTCGCTATCCGCAATAACGACAGTCAAACCAACTCCAGCCTCGTCCTCTCGCCGAAAGGCACGGGGGCGTTGCTTGCCAGCAAGCCCAACGGCGCAGCAAGTGGCGGCAATGCTCGTGGGGCGAATGCGATTGATTTACAAACTTCCCGCGCAAATGCCGCTCAAGTTGCATCTGGGGCCACTTCAGTAATATGTGGTGGCGCATCAAATTCCGCAACAAGCACAAGCGCCTTTGTCGGAGGCGGTGAATTAAATGTGGCAGGCTCTCCTTGGGGGCTTGTATCCGGCGGCTACGATAATGCGACCTCTGGCGGTAGCGGAGGTCAAGTAATAGTTGGCGGCTATTATAATAGGTCGTCTGGTGGGACTGCATTTTTAGGAGGAGGCGACTCAAACCAAAACACAGGCGTCAATTCTGGAATTTTGGGGGGCGCAAATGCCTTGGCAGATCGTCGCGGTATGCAAGCACATGCATCTGGTCAATTTTCCACAAAAGGCGATGCCCAGCGCGCCCGTTTCGTCCTTCGTCAAGCAACATCAAGCGCAACGCCAGCTACACTTTTCTTAGACGGCAGCAGCACTCGCCTTACAATTCCTTCCAACAAAGTTTTTGGATTCACGGTAAACATCTGCGGAACTAAGCAAGGACTTGGAGAGCAGTCTATGTTCGTCCGCAAGGGATACATCAAGAATGTCGCCGGGACTACCAGCTTGATCGGAACAATCGAGACTATCGGAACCGATATTAAAACAGCGGGAGCTACAACCACAGATGTTGCACTCACGGCTGATGATACGAATGACGCACTTCAGATCAATGTAATCGGCGTAACTGGAGAAAACTGGCGCTGGGTCGCAAGCGTAGACGCTGTAGA